ATGCGATCACCGGCGTGCGCAGGCGCCGCAGCGCGCCGACGACCAGCGGATGAAGGTCGCCGCGGTCGAGGTCGCGGCGCGGCCCGCCGCCCTCGAGGTCGTCGCCCCGAAAGCGCCAGTATTCGCCGGTCTGAAACAGGATCATCTGCGGCACGATGGGCGGCGCCGTCAGCTCATCCCAGGCCGCGACGATCGCCGCATCCTCGGCGGTCGGGCTGAGATATTCGAGAATCACGTACTCCGCGGCGTTGATCGCCACCTGGAGCGGCGCATCATCGGGATGCCCGGCCGGCGTGCCCGTGCGCAGGTAATCCTTGGCCTGCTGCAGCGTCACCAGCGCCATCAGCGCGGCCCCACCAGTAGCGATGCGTCCTTGCCATCCCGGCCGCACTTGACGGCCAGCGTCCACGTCGTGGCGCCCGTGCCGGGCCGGTCACTGGTCGCGGCGTTGCAGTGCCAGAGCGACCCCTGCACCGTCACCAGGTCGCCGGGTTCATAGCGGGCGCCGGCCTGGTGCACGCCGCAGAACTGCGGCACGCCGCGGAAGTGCAGCTGCCCCGCCGGCGTGACGAGCTCGCCGCGCCGGAATTGCAGCGTCACCAGCCGCGGATCGTCGGGCGCCTGCACACACTCGAGCTCCCCGGCCGTGAACGCCGCGCCGTCCTGGCCGGCGGGCCCAGGCGGCCCGGGCACCGGCTCGCGCGCTTCGACGATGGCGAGGCGCTCGCGAAGGAGGGATACCTCCGCGCGCGCCTCGGTCAGGGCCTCCGCCAGCAGCGTATTGCGCGCCTGCTCAGGCGCGATCGCCGCCTTGATCGTCAGCGCCACGACCTCGACCATCTCGTCAAGCTGCATGGGCCATCCTCGCCGCCAGTCGCTGCCTAAAGGTCGCGACCGTCATGCCTTTGAATTCGTCGTCGTCGGGCATCGCCTCCGGCGACGGCGCCGCGACGGGCTTGCTGAACGGCTGGTCGGCGTCGCGCTCCGCGAGCGCCGCCATGCTGTACATCTGCTGCTGGAGGTACGGCGTATCGCCGCCCGGCACCGGCCCGACCCCGAAGTACTTCTGCCGCGACTCGTTGGGCGACAGCACCCCGCCGACAATGGCATCGGTCGCCGCTTTCGTCTTCGTCGCCGTGTCCATCCAGAGCAAATCATCGACATCGAATTCGGTGCCGTAGGTTTTGCCCGGCACGTCGACTAGGCCCAGCCCGTAGTCGAGCGCGAGCTCGAGCGCGACGATCAGGCACTGGAGGCACTGGCTGTAGTACTGCTGCACCAGGGGATCGGAGTTCGCATAGGGCGGCTGGTGGCTCGAGTCGATCAGCGCGGCCGGGATGTGGTAGCAGGCGCAGACCTGTTCAACCGTCCATTTGAGCTGCTCGATCAGCTGCGCATCCGCGGCGTTGACGCTCAGCGCCTCATACGTGATCCCGTTCGGCAGGATCGCCACCTTGCCCGCATTCATGCCGGTATACTTCGCGGCCCACTCGGCGGCGATCGCCTCCGCCTGCGGTTGATTCAGATTCCCCGGCACCAGCAGCACGCCGCCAGGACTCGAGCCGTTCGCGAAAAAATTGGTGCTGTTTTCCTGAATCTTGAGCCCTTGCAGCGCCACCATGCCGCACGCATAGATCGGCGAGACCCCGACCAGCGGATGGTAGAGCGGCACCATCAGGTCATGGATGATTTCGCGCGCCGGCACGGTGACCGTGTCCTCGAGGCCCGCCAGGCTGTTGGTCGTGAGTTCGTAGTAGACCGCGCCGTCGGGCGTGACGAGCGGTTTGACCTTGGTCGGGTCGAGCACATACAGCGCGATCACGACGCCGCGCTCGTCACGCTCTTTCAGCACGTACGTGTTGCCGTGCGTGAGCTTCGACACCATCCACTGTTCGAGAAACTTGGGCAGGATTTGATAGCGGTTCGGCTTGGCGAGCACCGGCGAAAACGCCGGGCTGTAGGTTTCGGCCCACACCCCGTCGTCATCCTGCGCGACCAGGCGGACGCGCAGCTTGCCGATGTCCTGGGCAATGAGCGTCGTGCAGGCATAGACCGCGGAGTAGGCCAGCACCGACGGCGCCGCGAGCTCCTGGTTCTGCTGCCAGGCGCCGGTGAACGGTTCGCGCACGACCGACAGCCAGCCGCCGGTCCCGGGCACTGGGGCCCCGGGCACGGTCAGCGACCGCGCCCGGGTGATGTCGAGCCCGAACAGCCGCATTACGCCTTCTGTCGGCCTTCGCGTCCCGTCGGGGCGTCCTGTACCTCGAGCGTCCCCGACGGCGCCGGATAGGCTGCGCCGGTCAGGTACTTGACTGCGTTGGCGTTGGCGCGCTTCCAGGTGATGAACCGCTCCGCGCGCAGGCCGACGCAGTTCATCTGCCACAGCGACACCATGACGGTCGTCGCATCGGCCGGCGACGCCGGCGCGCTGTCCATCTGCAGCGAGGCTTCGCGCGACGCATCGATCGTCACCCCGCCCTCATCCGCCATCAGGACGAGCTGCGGCTGCAGCGCGACCACGTTGCCGCCGGCGACGTTGCTGGTGATGAACTGGATCCCCTTATAGGTGCCCCCGTCCATGCTTAGGCCCGGGAACACCGGCGACCCGTCGAGCGTCGTGCGGAACGACAGCGATAGCGCATTCGACGGCGACATGATGATCGCCAGGCCGTCCACAGGGATGTTGTTGGTCGCGAAGTGGTTAATCAGCCCCATGATGTCGGCCAGGGGGTTGGCCGTCGCCACCGCGGTCGGGGCGCCGTTGGTGATCGAGCCGGGATTGACGCCGGCCACGGCGGCCACGGCGGGATCGAGAAATTGCTGGTCGATGAACGCCGCAATGCCCTTGATCATGTCGTTCCGCGCCAGGTCTTCGGCGCTGGGATTCGACAACCGGACCAATTCGTCGGTCAGCACGATAATCCCGGCGACTTTGTTGATCAGCAGGGTGTCCGCGGTAAACGCGAGCTTCGTCACCGGCTTGGGTTTTTGCTCCCCGACCCAGCCATAGGTTCCGCCGGCGGTCTGACTGGGCACCTTGCAGTTGAATGGCACTTTCCGCAGGTTCACGATCCGGTCGACGACGGTGGCCGCGCGCAGCAGCTCCAGGAAATCGCTGACCATCGTCGGATTGACGAGCGGCGCCGCCCAGGTCGCGTCGGTCGTCGTGCCGGGCGCGACGGCGGCCTTGAGGTAGAGCGCCACCTCCGGCGTCGAGTCGTTCCATTGCGCCGCGTACTGGGCGGCCTCATGGCGATTGCCCTTGCACACCAGCAGCGCGCAGGCCGCGCGCACAAACGCCGCGCCCTTGGGCACGTTGGCGCGCACCTGGATCACCGGGCGCGGCGACGGCGGCGCCGGCACCGGCGTTGCCTTGGTGATGTTGAACGACTCCAACTCCCGGACGCGCGTCAGGTCGGCGTCTATCGATTTCACGCGCAGCGACTGCGCGTCGTACTCCGACGCCTGCGTCGGGTCGAGCGTCGTGCCCTTGCTGGTCGCCTGCGTCATCAGGTCGGTCATGCTCGCGAGCGCGGCGGCGCGGCTGGTCTCGAGCGCCGTGATCTGTTCGGTATAGGTCTGCATGATTCGCGGTTCAGGACGTGCGCCCGTAGCGCCGGGCAAGGGATGGCCCATCGCGGCCGATTTGATGTTAAAGATCGTCGCGTCGGTATTGATCGGCAGCGTCACCGCCGACAGTTCCGCCCACAACCACCGCGTGATATGAAACCCGCTGAACGGGTCGCCTTTTTTGATCGGCGTGAGCTCCAGCGGTTTGAACCCGATCGACAGGCCGCGGACCAGTTTCGCTTTGACCGATTGCCACGCTTCCTCGAGCCGGTCGCGCAGCGTGCCGGGTTCGTCGACTTTGGCGAAACGCGCCTTGATGACAATTCCCGCCGGCGTCACCTGGGCGGCGAACACTTCGCCGACGGGTTCGGCGGGGTTGTGTTGCCAGAGCAGCGGGATCGGCAGCGTGAACCGTGCGCCGCTCGACTCGACGATGTCGCCGCGGCGGTCGGTCGTCGGCGTCGACGCGATGCCTTCGATCTCGCGGGTCTCGAGGTCGACGCCTTTGATCTCGAGCGTCGACCAGGCACGGGTGAGCATTGGCCCGGCAGTATCGGCGGGCCTGTCAAGGAGGCGGGAGTTTATGAATTATTCAGGAGTCCAGATAGGCCCGGCGCGTCAGCACCCGCCGCGCATATTCCGCGAGCGAACACCGGGCTAATCGGGCCTGCTTGTAGAGCACGTCATAGTGCAGCACCGGGAGGCGGATCGAGACCGTGACGGCCGGGCCCAGCGATGGGCGCCCGCTGCGCTTCGGTGGCCGTTTCACGGCGCCCCGCCGTAGACGTAGATACTGTAATTCGGCGCGGCCGGCGTCGCCGCCAGCCGGTCGCGCCGGTCGAGCGCCAGAATCAGCGCGACGACCAGGTCGATCCGATCCGTCGACAGCGCCTTCGACGGTTTTAGGTTCCCGGCCGCATCGGTCTCGACCGCGACGCGGCTGACATGCTCGCGCAGCACCGGGTGCCCGTCGTGGCGCAGCGTCCGCGACAGGATGGCGGTCTCGAGTGACTTCGTCGGCGCACTCAGCGCCGCGAACCCCTGCCGCACCGGCACACACACGAACCCGTCCTGCGCCTTGAGCCGTTCGATCAGGTCGGTCGCATTCCAGGGGTCGTACGCCACTTCGCGTACGTCGCTCTCGGCGGCCCAGGCTTTCAGCTCGCTGCGCACGCGCTCGTAATCGACGACGTTGCCCGGCGTCGCGACAATCCAGCCGCGGCGCTGCCATTCGTCATACGGCAACCGTTCCCGCGTCACGCGGTCGCGCAGCTTAGCGTCCGGCACGAAGCACGCCACCCGCACGTCGAACCCGGCGCCCTCGAGGTCGGGATAGACGCCGACCAGCGCGGTCGTATCGGTCGTCGACGACAGGTCGAGGCCAACGTAGCACGGCCGCCCCGCATAAGCCGGCATCGGGGTCGTACACGCCTCCCACTGCGCCAGCGACAACCACCGCGACGCCTGTTCGGTCCACTGGTTCAGGTACAACCTTCGGAAACTGTTTTCCTGCGCGGGGATTTCCTGCGCCCGCTGGCACATGATGCGCATTTCCTCGAGCGAGCGGAAATCTCCCAGCGCCGGATTCGCCATGCGCCAGGTCTTCTCCTTGCGCCAATCGGCCTCCGCGGACGCTTCGTAGATCACCGGCAGGAACGTCGGATCGATGGTGGGCTTTTCCAGGACGCGTTTCCCGTGCGCATACAGCTCATACAGAATCGACTGCCGGTCAAAGCCAGCGGTCGAAATCGCCATCATCAGCGGCTGCGCCCGCGTGCTCTGCGAGGTCGCCAGCACGTCC